GAAGAAACTCGGAATTGAAGAGCATAAATTTTAGCTCTCTTTCTAATTGCTCCCTTTGTGGTTGCTTGGGTAAAGGTTGAGGGGGCGGCGGTTAGATAAATCTCCCAGTCTCCGCTAACTGTATTGTAAAGACAATTATCGTTGGTTGAGGACAAATAAGAGTCTCCTACCAAGTCTGTTCCTACTCCCGTGTTTGAACCAAAGCTAGTTATCGTTTTGGTGGCAATAGTCGCAAAGCTGTTGTCTTTTCCGATTCCTAAGACCGAGAAGTTGATTGATCCCTTTGGCCGACCAAGCTCGACAATGGCTTCTTTAAGATTCATGATATCTGTTTTTGTTTTAGATACCGGAAGCAAGGGCGAAATGTAAGATTGATTAAAGGCTACTCCCAGATCGTTTTGGTAATTCTCTGACATTTCTATTAGTCTTGTTCCGCTGGTAGGAATAAGTAAAAAATGAGTATTTAAACTTGAATCGGTGTATTCTAGGAACTGTTTTGCCCCCACGCTCCAATCAACACTCCAGTTGGTTCTTTCAGTATCATAGACAATTATCCTATCATTCCCTGCGGTTGAGGTAGGAACTGAAATAAATATCTTTGCGTCGTAGAAGTAAGCACAAACTTCATCAATCTGGCCGCTGATTAAGCTCCTCCAGTATGGTCGGATATTACTTGACTTTTCATTGGTTCTCAGTATTCCGTAGTAATTCTTCTCCGGCCCTAAACTAAACCATCCCTTCCTATTGGGGAAGGCTATATCGTTATTGGTGGCTACCACCCCATTGATTGATTCCGTTCCGAAAGACCCCACCACCTTAGTAGCCGATGGGATAGCAAAAGAAGTATCTCCAACCGTAGCAGTTGCAATCGTTAATTGCCAAACCGCACCTCTTCCGTTCGGGGTCTTACAAAGCACCGTAGGTCTGCCGTCTCCCGTTCCCGACTGATAGTGCTTAACTGCAACTGGGTTTTCTGCTCCACCCTTTTCAAGGTTGATCCACCCTCCGCCATAAAAGTCGGAGAAATTACCCATAAACTGTCCTGTTCCCGACCAATACACGGTATATCTACCATAAGCGTTTGAATCATTAGTCGCCCATATTCTGTTGCCCGATACACACATAGACTTAAACTTCGGGGCAGTAGTGGTATTTTGTAATGGTGGAACCACATAAGGGTTAAGATCAAGCGATCCGTCATCGGTAAAATTAGTGGTTGTTACCGAAGTTAATAAGGTTTCATCCCCCGACTCATCGGCTAAGTATAGTTGGTAGCGTGAGGCACCAGAAGCAGCCGTCCACGACCAAACTATCTTATCAGTAGAGGGTGTCCAATTGTCTCTTAGTTTGTTAGTTGAAATTGAAGCCTCAGTTGACCCTACTGTTTCACCAACATCATTTAAAGCCGTAACCTCGGCATAATAACCATAAACCCCACTTGTAAGACCAGAGGCCGTCCTAGAGGCGGCTAGGTTGGTAGGAGCACTTATTTCGGTATAGGTGGTTAAAACCGACCCATCATATCTGGCTAGGTTGTCGGTACCATTAGCAATGTATAGATAACCTGCTATTTGCATAAAATAACAAGGTAGTCCGGCGGTAAAGGTTGCCCCTGTTACTTCGGTAATAGTGCCTCCGTCGGTGGACTTATATGCTTTACCGTCGGCAATTACGATAAGTTCGGTAGTTCCGTCTGACTTAACATACTCAGAACCACCATCTGGGTTATCTGGAAACTCAGCACCATAGTATTTAGTTCCCCAGCGTGTTTTCCAAACTGCATCTTGGACTTGAAGTAAATTAGTAGAACCAACTGCAAACTTAGGGGGCATCCGTGCCTCATCCATTAAAGAATTAGAACCACCACTGAAATCATCAATGGTAATTTCAATCTGCTTGGCGGTTTGTTTTGCTTGGTTAGCTAACTTCATTGTTTAAACTCCAAAGCCCTCAATTAAATTATCGCTTAGTTGGCTTGGTTGATACCAGGTTGGCATAGAGTTTCTGGTTTTCATGCCTTCAAGCTTCTGGGTTGCGATCAAAGCGGCAGAAGTGTCGCCTTCTTCTTTTTTAAGTTCTGATAGTACATAGTAAACTGCAAACATCGGGTCACTCATTTCAAAAGTGCTTGCCCCAGTTGTTAAAGCGGTTGCTTTCTTGTAGTAGTTGTAGCTTAGAGTGTCCCCAGTGGTAAGCGTGCAGTTGGGGTTAAACTCAAGCGTTGGGGTAGTGTCCATTAAAAAGTAACACCAATTCCCCATATCATTCTCATATAACACTAAATCCTCTTGTTTTATTACTTGAAAGGCTGTTTTGTTTGTTCCCGTACCAAGCCAAACAAACCCGGAGGCCGGAAACCTAAAGTTTGTGGGTAAAACATAGCTGTAATCACCTGCGGTTACTGTTTTATCACCATCGGCCGCATCTTCTAGTTTAACAAATAGCTCTTTCCACAAAATACCCTCTTCGTTTTCCCAAAGATCGACTGCGATGTTGACTAAACTTGTCCAGACAAGGTAATCCTCATCTCCCGAAGTTGGGGCTGTTGAATCCGATTCATATAATGCATTGATGTAATCAATCGCATCGTCTAAGTCTGAAATAACTTGTGCCATATTTTGCCTCCTATAAACAAAAAGACGGCCACCCACATCGGATGGTCGTCTTATTACTCACTTTTGTAATAAAGACTATCTAAAACAACATTACCCCAAAAAACCCTTTTTGGCAACTATCAGTTTTACCTTGCTTGGCTTATTTATCTTGTAGGTTACATTTTTGACCTTTATGGTGTTTTTGGCAATTGCAATCTTTTTCGGCTTGGGTGGTGCTTTAATCTTGATATTGCTTGTTTTGGGTGCGCTTACCTTGAACTTCGGCATGGTTATTTTACTAGAGGTTATCTTCTTTGCTGCCTTAGCCTTGGTAATCTTAACTTTTAATTTAAGCTCTTCTATTCCCCCAAGGGCTTCCTCGGCCTGATCTGCTGTAATAATTCCGTTCTCAAAGAGGGTAACAACATTGGTCGCCAAAGAGGTTAGCTTGCTTGTATATGACGACCTAATTTTCTTGTCTAATAATTCATTCCCCGTAAATTCAGGAATAGGAACGTCAAAGTTCGTGTCTATTAAGTGGAATTTCCCGTCAGTTCCCGTAAAGGCCATGTGGCCGTCTCCCTGAACTACCCCACCTTCTTGTAAAACACTACTATCTTTCCCTGTTTCATAGTAAGCACTTATTTTCTCTTTTAGAAGTTTTAAACTATCTAGTTGGGGCTTGTTGGCATTATAAAACTCAACCGCCTTATCGGGGTCTTTGTATTTCAACTCTTGAAACTGCTCGTCTAGTTTTTTGGTTGCAAAATAGTTATCCCAGAACGGGGCATTGGCAATACTAGATGTCTTGTAAAACCTGAAAGGTAATTCTCCGGCTTTTGAAAGTGTCTGATATACGGGCGTTCCCTTAGCCTCCAGTGCCGCCTTAACATAAGGGTGCTGGTTTGATTTAAACAAGTAAGAGGCTATCTGTTTCCCCTTCTCAAGTCTATCCGCATCGGGATCGTATATCTCCTGACCAAAGTAGTCCTCATTCAAGATCATTTCTCCTGCCGGCTTAATTAACATTGATCCAAAAGTTCTTAGTGTATCAGCACCGGCCGCCTTAAAGTCCACATCCAGCACGTCTTTAACGATGCGGTATATCCCCCTTGGTACGGTAGCGATTGAAGAAAGAAACGGAATCCCGATGGTTGTGTCTCCGGCTGGAATTAACAATTTATCCTCTTTTCCCTTGGGGTTCTGGCTCATTGGGTGGCCGTTAAGTTTTTCATTAAGATAATTCATCGCCCCATAGGTTGCGACTGCCCCTATTAAGAACTTAATGTTTTGTCTGTTCTCCAAAGCAAGAGGCTTACCAAGAGCCTTAACACTATTAACCCACATGTTTATCATTGACTCTCTATAGGTAGGAGCAAAAGCAACGGTTGAAGTGATATCTCTTCCTAAGTTGCTCCTACTGGCGGCAGTTCCGGTATTGGTCATTCCATAAAAATTAGAGACTGCTTTAGCGGCAATATCGGCTGCTTCTTCGGCTTGTTTCCCCATTCCTAGAGCTTTTTTCTCTACATTGTTAAAGAGTTCAATCTGTAAGGTAGGCATAAATCTTTTAAAAGTTGGGTCTGAGACTACCTTATCCCAAGTATTTCCCCCTCCCATTAAACCCTGAGTGTTGAAAGACGACCTTACGGTTACATTTCTTGCCTGCATTTTCTTAATTTGCTCGGCGTTGTTTTTAAAGTATTCCATAGAAGCCTTTGGATTAAGTGAGACTGCAAAAGCCTTAATCGGCCTGACAAAGCTACCCGAAGTGAACTCTTTGACTGTTTGAGCTGCCGTAAAAGCGTTGATTGGGGTTCCCGGTAATCCTCCTGACAAAACTACGTCTTGTGTTCCTTTTGATATTTTAGCGGTAATTCTAAATCCCTTACCTAGCTTTCCAAAGTCCTCTGGGCTGAATATTCTATTTATCTCCCTGGCTATGCTTGTCGGGGCGTAATAACTTCCATCAAACACCTTGCCTTCATAACCCGTAGTAGAGCGTGGGAAGCCCGGTGCATTAACGGGAGAAAAACCGGGAGTATCTCTTCCAATACTGGAGGGAACAATCAAGTTCCTCTTTTTCATCTCCGAAAATAACCCGATATTTGCCTTAGTCTTTTCAATCTTATTTACATACTCAGACATGATTTCGGCTGGATTTGCATACTTAGGAGTTAGCCCAAGCTCTATTCCCTCGGCGTAAGTGGGAACCTTCCTTGAACCAAAGTTTCTTCCCTTGGCTGACAATATTCTTTGCACTTCTTCTGGTGACTGTTTCCAAAAATGAGTTACATACTGGTCAATGTAGCCCAGATCAACTCCCTCTTTTTTTGCCACCGACTGTAGGTCGCCATATAGCTTGTCGGTTGTTTGTTTCCACTCCATCGCCTTTGCGACTATCTCCGGGTCATTACTGGTTGCTACTCCCTCGGCTTGGTTTATAAACTCGGTAGCTTTTTCTTTGGGTATATCCCTAAAGTTATATCCCGCCTCAGCACCCGTTGTTTTAGCTACTTCTCTTTGGCCGATCCACTTATCAAAGACATTTTTAAACACACCTTCTTCTTCGCCCATTACCGCCCCTGTCAGTTTTTCTTGACCCTCGCTAGCGGATATTTTTACTAGAGGTTTGGTTGGCTTAGGGGGAACACTGTTTTTTACCATCTCGTCCATTTCTTGAACAAACTTGTCTGGTTTTACTTCTGGGCTAACCCCTACTCCCCCTCTAGGTGGTTTGGTTGGTTGTTCTGCAAATCCCATGCCGGGTAATTTTATCTTTCTAAATCTTTCTTGTGATTTAGCTAAATAGTCACTACTTATATTCGCAAACTTGGCAATCTCGTTTAGTTTTTGGTTTAGTGTCATTTCTTCTAGTTTCTCTAACTTAGCCCCCGTCTTGCTTGTTAAAATATTATCTATAAAGTTATTGTCTCCAAAAGTTATATCTTTGTTTTTACTAACAGCAGTAATAATATCGTCAACAATGTTCACCTCTTCTTGTGTTAAATAGTCTTTTGGTTTAAAAACCATTGGTGTTTTCGCTGAAATCTTTGTTATTACCTTACTTGCCTTATTTCCTAAAAGAGCCTTTATCGCCATATCATCAACCCCTCTGTTTAAAAGAAGTCCTGCGATCATCTCAACCGTATCTAGTGTTTGGCCTGTTTTTGTCTGTTCAAAGCCAGGTTTAAGCTTAGAAATCAGTCTTGATGGTCCAGCAAAGTCAGCAACTGCGTTTTCAACATCTTTAGCACTACCCCCTGCCCCATAGATTGCCGGGAAGGCACGATACATATAAGACATGGGGTTTAGTGCAGTAGAAGCTGTTAGCCCAGCCATCGCTGTTTTACCTGCACCCCTTAAGGCCATAGACTGATTTGGAGATAATTGTTTCCCACCGGGTAGAGTTGTTGTCTTGTAAAGGTCTTGTAATTCTTGTTCGGAAGAAAAGGGAACATTAACCCTTCCCTTAGTTGCCGCTAAAAGTGGAGCTTGGATCAAGCCTGTTCCTATAAACTTACCATAACTTGCGATTGGTTTTGCCACTTGTTTAGCTAACCCAGTTTGCATTGCCTGAACATAAGAAAAGGGGTTATATTGGTTAACTTTACTGGCAACTTTGCCATAAGTGCTATTTTCAAGTTTCTGTTGAGCCGGTTGAACCACATACTTAGAATAGTCTTGTCTTAGTTGTGGAGTAGTAGCAACTTGTTTCCACGATGAAAGATTGCTTCCCGCAGTTGAGAAGAGTTGTTTAACCCTTTCTGACAAGTCCTTTAGCGAGGCCATTTAGTACCCCCTGTTGGGACTGAATTGCCAGTTAGGGCTTGACATGTTGTACTGGTCAAATAGGTTTTTAGTTTTATCTTGGGTTGGTGCTCCTCCACCATAAGCCGGAACAGTAACATCAGCTCCCGTTACCACCGGGGTACTTGTTAAAGGTTGAGCTTGTGGTTGGTTGTATCCTGTAGCGGCTATCCCCGATAAGTTGGCTCTTGCCTCTTGTAGTGTCTTTGAGTTATTTAAAGCCCAGTCTTGTAGTTTGCTTGACAAATTAGCAGCTTCGGTTTTGACTCTATTAAGCTCGTTTATCGCTATGTTGTAAGCCTGTTCTGATTGGTTTCTTAAAGCCTCTCCTTTTAACCCCGCTAGTTGCTGTTGGACTCCGGCAAACCATTCTCCAACTTGCCTAATGCCTTCATCTCTGGCTGCCGCTAGTTTTTTCTGTTCGTTTTGATACACCGAGGCAAGATTTGACTCTCTTGAGTCTATATCAGCCATTATGGTTGCTGTTTGGCTTTGAACATCGCCTCTTTGCTGATTGCCTAGTTTTGTCAAAGCATAAGAGTATTGGTTGGCAGCTGAACTATCTCCGGCTCCTCTTGCTCCTAGGTAAATGTTACCTGCCATAAAAGAGTTTCTTAAATTGGTTGAAATATCTTTTAGTGTACTAGCTTTGTTTGTTTGTGTTTCTGCCCGTTGTTTATCAAGAATTGCCTGTTGTTGTTCGTTGCTTAAATTCAAATCACCTAGTCCCGTTTGGTATTGAGAACCAACAGTTGCCTCTCCAGAAGCCTTTGATCCTTGTGCAAGCCCTAGTTGTTGATCTAGTTGTGCAAAATATGGACCATAGTCAATACTTGGAGCACCCCCGCCTTGATCCCCGCCAAAAGAGGTTGGGCTTCCTTTTGCCTGCCAGTCTGCTCTAGCAGCTGCCTCGTCCCATCCTTTGTATTGAGAATTATAAATAGAACCCCAATCCCCGCCAGTGTTTTGTGTTTGCTGTGGTTGAGGAACCGGAGCTTGTGTTTGCTGCTCTAGTGTATTTCCCGAAGAAGCTACTGGTTGCCCCCATGTTGGGCCAACAAAAGTTGCATTTTGATAATATGGCTGGTTACTTGGAACATATCTTCCCTCTGTCCCCGCAGGAACAGCTGGGTTTCCGCCAGCAGAAGGTGGTTGATAAGGGGTTGGAACCGGTACTGGGAAAAGTGATGTTACTGACATGTTTCCTCCTTATTAAATAAAAAAGACCCGTCCCTTTCGGGTTTCGGGTCACATATTGCAACCATGTGCAACTGATAACTAAACAAACAATAACAAAGTGTTCCCTATTTTGTCAAGACCTTCTTAAAGAAATCGGCATAATCTTTAACCATGTCTTTGGCTTGTCTTGTCTTTAAAACACGGTCATATCCTGCTTGACCAATACTTTTTCTTAATTCTTTATCGTCAATTAGTTTTTTAATCGTTTCATACCAGTTGTCTGCAGTTCGGCACAAGAAACCATCCACTCCATTGGTAATACACTCTTGGTATTGGCGTATGTCTTGACCCACGAATGGCTTTTTAGCAGTTGCAACCTCGGATCGCTTAATATCACTCTTGCAGCGATTGTAAACATTGTCGGTTAATGGCGCCACAAAAATATCCGTTTTGGCCATTACTTCTGGAAATCTATTTTTCGCCCAGTCTAAAAAGTTTAATGCCCCGAACTCTTCTTCATACCTTTTGCCCCATTTTTCTTTTAATTCACCAAAAAAAGACCCTACGGTTAAGAAAGTAACATTGGGATAGTCATACATTATCTTATCCATTCCCTTTTGAAATTCGGGGTCTTTTAAATCGCTGTAGTGACTTGAACTTCCATAGTGGACTATGTTTACGCTGTAGGAGTCTTTGAGGTCAGGAGTGGCATTGTACAGCCCCAGATCAACATTATTACCAAAACAGGCAATTTCTTCATGCTTTTTTGTGGTTGAGTCAACCAAAACATTCTTTAAGTAAGTATTTGTACAAGTTAAGTAGTCAACTTCGTTGCAAATGTCGGTTAAAATAGCAATTCCTTTACTTCCCTTCTTGTATTTGTCATAAACGGTGTTGTCTGGGTTAATTCTCCAAACCGCATCGTCAATATCCATTACCATTTTGACATTGTTCTTTCTGCACATCTCCCCCATAGAAGCAAAAGCCCAATCATCTATGGTGTAATTAAAGAAAAGTATGTCAATCCCCTTGGTTATTTCGTCCCACTCTTGGATTGCGATCTTTTTACCATCCCAGTGGACAACCTCAAACATGGTATCTTCATCCTTGTAGCCGTCTAGAAACTTCATGGGTTGAATTACCCTTGGATAGTCAACCCCGCTTACTTGTTTGCCCGGACTATGGCTTGGAAATGAAAAGATACGTATTAACTGCATTGTGTCTCCTCTATCAACTCATCCAATCTCTCTGAAAAAGTTTTCCTCAAATAATAATAGTGTGCTCTAAACCCCTTTGAGTCTAGAGGTACTTCTTCATCTAATCCAAAACTCATGCCGTTTAGGCCAGGTTCATAGTTTCGATACTCGCTTTTGGTGTAAGTCTTTTGCAACATTACTACCCTACAACCACAAAGTCTGGCAATCTCAGTCATAGCCGAAACTGGATCGTAACTGTAAAGCACATCGCACTCATTAAGCAGTCCGGCTAGAGCTTGTTGGTCTGTTGCAAATTTTCTATCAATCGCAATACACTCTTTCGGGTGCAAGCCTTCGTCTTTCCCCTTGCCAACAAAGACAACTCTTTTTGTCCTTTTTCTCCCTTGGTCTTTGAAGAGGTGAAGATCAAGTATTGGTAAAAAAAGCGTGTGTTTTTCGTTTGTGTCATAGTACATTTTACTAAAACTATAAATAATATCGGATTTGTCAAAAGTTGTTGGACCGGGTGTCCCATATAGAGCCATCGCCCCCGGCTTATTCAATAAGTATCTTACCACGGTTCCGGCATTAGCTTCATTGCCCTGATAAATCTCAGGATAAATCGCAATAAAGTCGTTGGGGTTCTCGCTGGTAGCATTAGTGTAAGCAACTTGCCCCTTGGACAATAACCACCCATATAGTCCCCACATTACTCTTATCCCGCCACTGGTAGGATCAAAAGGTGGGGTAATGATACTGTAAAACTTTTTCAAATTGCCCCCAGTCTAAAGGTGGTTCCATAGTAGCCTAATCCTTGCATAAATTGAGTTACTTCTGGTGGGAACCCCATTTTGTCAAACTGAAACTTCGGCATATTCGCCCCGCCCTTGGCTGAATGGTAAATAAAAACCTGTTCGCCTCTACACATAACCTTATTGCCGTCTAAATAAAACTCTGACTCTCTATTTAGGCTCTTACAGCCGTAATAGTTTTTATCTTTGTCAAAGATTACTTTTTTCATCTTTCCAACCACCGGATCGTTATACCAGATAAGATTAAGAACACTGTTTTCTTGGGCTTGGTACTTCATGGCGTTTTTGTTGTTGATTTCCCAGATATCCCAAAACTTTGGATTACTGGAAGCGACCAGCCCCGCTTGTAAAAACATCTCCTCGGTTATGTTCTCAAGGCTCATGTTTTCGTAATCGTTTTGGTTAGTGGGAGCCCCGACTTCGTAATCTCCATTGATAATCTCGTCCAGTGACCCAAGAATAATACTATCTGCATCAATCCCTACCACCCGGTCATAGTGCGGAACCAATAATTTGGCAAAAGTGGGTCTGCAGTTATAAAAGTTGACTCCCTTCTCGGCAAACACCTTGTCAATCATGTCTTGTCTAAAAACCACAAGGTCAATGTCGGGGTGAAACTTTTTAAACGAGTTTATTAAGATCATCGTGCCGACTGGGTAAAAATACCGGTCATCGGCGATGGTAAAGAAACAACACTTGTCTTTCATCTTTCAAACAGAAATATAATGGCTGAACTTGGGTATCTTTTTGCTCGAAAACCCAACCCAATTAAATGGTCAACTATCTTTGGAAAACTTGGGAAGTGAAACTCAACCATCATCGCCTTAATTCTTGGGGCAACATCAGCAAATCCGGGAGCACATAAAATACTTTCTTCTGCTCCCTCAACATCGAATTTCATAAAATCCACTGTCTCAATCTTGTTTTCTTTAAAGAAAGTATTAAAAGTTTGGGTTTTAACCTTTTCTCCCCCTTCTCCATAGTCCAGGGTCAAACTGTTGCAAGTCATGTTCTGGCTGTTCTTATTTAACTGCATTTCCCCATCTTTATCGGCTATGGCCATGTTAAAGATTTCCACATTGTCCCACTGGTTAAAGTTCTTATTGTTTTCTAGGGCTTCAAAGTGTTCCGAGCTTGGTTCTACCGCATAAACTTTTTTAGCTTTTTCTCTAAAGAATTGAACCGTACAGCCAATGTTTGCACCAATATCCACAACCACATCTTTTGGCTCCCGCATAATATCAGTGTAAACACCCTCAAGATAAATTTCTTTGTAAATATAGGGGACGTATAAAGATTCAAATTTAATTGGTTTTTCTTTATCGCCAGTTGGATAAAAAAGTGCACCTAACATAAAACTACCTCCTTGTTTAAATAAATTTTAAATAACTGAAAATTACTTTTAATATCTTCACTCAATAAAAGGTCGTTTTTCCTGCAGTTGCAAGAACTGCACGCTGGCACTATATTTAATTTTGTGTGATTCCCCCCTCTATTAAGAGGAATTATGTGGTCTTGTGTTAATTTTTCTGTGTATCTACCGCAATATGCACAAGAATGTTTATATTCGACTATTAACTCAATCCACTCTTTTATAGTAAAATCGTTGATTTCGGCGTTAAGCTTCATCGCCTTTCGTTTTTCTTGATAAAGTTTTTCCCTTTCTGGATTTTCTTTTCTCCAATTCTGTTTATAGGCATACCATTTCTCCCGATTCCTTCGCATATATTTTCTAACACCTAATCTCATTAGTTCTCTATGTTCTTCTTGGTATTTTTTCTGATATTTCTTTTTATCAAAAGTCGCCATGCCTTTATTCCATGTTGGTTTACCCTTTTTACTGATTCCGTAACATTTTGAACTGCAATATTTACCCTTTCCCGTCGTCTTAAAACAAGGTCTTGTATAAAACTCTAATCCGCAAATTAAACAGATACTATTTACAAATTTACTTTTTGCTTTTAAAAACCTTCCCTTACTATCTCGACCGAGCATGGTCACCTCCAATATAATATATTAACAGTATCAACCGCTTCTCTTTGTGATTGAAAACCTAAGCCTGTAACAAGTGCGTGTAATCTTTCCCAACCGCCATTGTGATATTCAACAACCATTGCTTTTATTTTTGGTGCGACTTCTGCAAACTCCGGACTTTCTAATACTTGATCCTCTGCTCCCTCTATATCCATTTTTAAGAAATCCACCGATTCAATCTTATTTTCGTCAAATATTGTTTTTAAGGTTATTGTTTTTACTGTTTCATCTCCGTGTCCCCAGTTACTTGTTAAAGAATTAGCAGTTCTATTTCCAACGTGTATATGTAATTGAGCCTCACCATCGTGGTTAGCCAAAGCGCAGTTATAAAGTTTAACTTTGTCCCAACCGTTAAATTCTTTGTTCTTCTTTAAGGCCTCAAAGTGTTCCGGACTTGGTTCAATACTGTAAATTTGTTTACAATGGTCATAAAAGTATTGAGTAGCAAGACCGCAGTTAGCTCCTGCGTCAATTACTACCATATCTGTTCTTTCTCCAAATATTCCACCATAAACATTCTTAATCCATAATTCTTGAAGTATCTCTGGAATCCATAAAGCCTCGAATGGTGAAAATGAGTGGTCTAGCTTTGGAAAAAAGATAGCATTAAGCATTTGTGTAACTCCTCATCATTTCACGAGCTTCTTCGTTTTCAATATAATCAAGATTTAACTTAGTTCCGGTTTTCCAATAGACACCAGCAGCGTGAAAAATACATAACTTCTTATTGCTCGGCAACCATAGTTCACCATCTCTAACGTCTATTTTCTGATAGTGATATAAACTAGAAATACCATAGGATCGGTCATTAAACTCTAATAACTTAGCGTTGTATTTTGTGTTGTGATAAGTCCAATTTAAGCCATTTTGTTCATTAAGCAGATCCCGACCTTGATTCATCCTCTTTTCATACTCATCAATTCTTTCTTGCCAGACCGCCTTGTGGGTACAAACCGATAAACCAGCATTTATATAGACATCTTCTCTTCTTCCTCCGCCTTCTGGGCCTCTTTCAGTATTGTTTCTAACTACCCCCAAATCGTAATCGTCAAATAAGTCCGGACATAAGTTACACATAACCGAATCCGGGTCAATATAGATAATTCTTTTATATTCGTCCAACAGTTTCAGTCCATGTCTTAAATAGGCGTAACAAAAATTAAATACATCGAAATGTCCCGACTCGTCTTGTTTGTCTATCTCCAGGGCTTCCATTGGAATATCCGGATACCAATGTTTGACACTATTAATCATTCCAGTCGCCATTTCTCTGGCTCTTTCGTCATAGGTGGTAAAAAAACACACGTCTTTCATATCGCCCTCACCATACTTTTTAAAGTTTTGTAAAGTGTCCACTCTGGTTTCCAGCCCATTCCTTTCATCTTGCCACTATTGGCAATCCAAACCTCGCTTAAGTGTTGAGGGTTAACCTTAACAGCTTTATTAATGTTTGCTTTTTTGCCCGTTATATGTTCAATCATCTCTTTAATTATTAGATTGCTTGTTTGGACTCCAGTTCCCACATTAAAGATTTGCCCCTTAATCTCGCCTGCTTTTTCTGCTAGTATCTCTATGGCTGAACAAACATCTAAGACATTTATGTAATCGTGCATTGCCTCGCCCACAAACGGCATAGCCTCACCAAACAGACAGCTTCTGATTAAAGTTGGAATTAAATGTATTTCCTGCTCACCAACACCTGTCATTGATGCCGGCCTAAACACAACTACCGGGGCTTTTTCTCTAATCGACCATGCTTGTGCCAAATGAGTCGCCCCGGCTTTGGCAGCAGCATAAAAAGTATCGGGTTCAAGAAGCATATCTTCTCTCATCGGTTCGGTCTTGTTTCCATACTCTGAGGTTGACCCGGCAGTTATGATCGCCTCGACCATTGTTTCCTTAGTTGCTTGTAATAAGTTAAGAAATTTAATAATAATAGCTCGGTATATTTCATCGAGGTCACTTTGTCCATGTAGGTTGCCATAAGCGGCCAAATAGTATAGGTGATATGGTTCGTGTATTTTTAAGAAAACGTGCATATCGGGGGGGTCAAGAAGCATCTCGGTTGGAAGGACAATAACCTCTTTCCCTTTACTCTCAAGGTGTTTACGAAGGTTTGATCCTAAGAAGCCACCGGCTCCACAAATTATTTCTCGCATTTGCCCCCATAACACAAAACCATAACTCTAGGGTTTGCTCTATCTATCTTAATTAGCTTTTTAACCTCTTTGGTATTTCTGGGGTAAGCAGTGAGGACAATAGTCGGGGGTTTCTCTCTAACTAGGCCATAGGGGGTTTCTATTTCTTTCATTTGCGAGTCAGGCTAATAAAGCTCGGTTTGTTGTTAGTAACCATTTCTTCGCACATTGTCTCAATCTCTTCGTTGTTTTGAGGCCAGAATTGTACTAGCTTGGGAAAAGCTGATAAGACGGTCTTTAACTCTTCGCAAGTATGGGTGAAACTATCGTCAGCATAGTCTAGGTCTCTACCTCCACCAAGTATCTTAACCGGGATTTCTTCATGGTCAATATAGTTTCTAATCCACTCATAAGGCCGGTAAATAACAAAGTTGGTAATTGAGAAGATAAAGGGTATTTTGCCCTTCATTGCTAGCCCAATGGCTACTCCCATTGCTCCTTGCTCTGAGGCCCCAGTTTTAACTATCCTGCCGGGAAAGTCTGCACAATGTGGATCAAAAAGTTTATATCCCAAATCAGGAAGGATAAGCCAAACATTTTCATTTTTCGCCATTTGCTTATATAACTCAAACCCAAATTTACCCCTCTGCGACGGATGGTGTGGGTAATTTTTTATCCTTTCTTCTATAATCGAATTTTCGGTGACACGAGACGCACATCCTTCTCCAGTCATTTATATCTCTCCTATACAAACCACTAATATTAGCCCAATGATAAACCCTCTTTTTGTTGTCAAGTCCGCAAACTGTACACTTTTTAGGTTTACCAGCCACTTTTTCAATCCAGTCGTGAATCCCAAAATAGCCAACACCATCTCCTTTCCAGCGTGGGTGTGTGGTTGGATCAATCTTCCAAAGCTTTCTTCTTTTCTTTGATGCCTTAATAACATTCTTTCTCCAATTTTCCCCACGGACTTCAAGCATTTTCTTGACCGCATACTTACTTCTACACGACATCGAACAATAAACTCCACGGCCTCTTTTAAGAAGGCTTGGCTTAACGTATCTCTCCTTCCCGCAGGTTTTACACCGAATGATTTTTCCAGTCCTTTTTCCCATATATCTATTGTACCATACATTCTATACTGTTTGCTCATTTCATTGCCTCCTTATACATTTCATCAGTAATATGGGAATAGTGGCCATCAACTCCCTGTAATTCTTTGGGGTATTTAAACATGTTAGTTTTTAAACAAAGCGAGGGGTAGAAGTATTGCATCCGCAAGTCAAGAAGGTCGGTATCAACCTTGTTGTAAGCCGAGTATCCGTTGCAATTTACCATTATTCTTAAATTTTCGAGTCTTTGATCCCCGGCTATCTTTAAAGCCTCCCAACAACATCCTTCGGCCATTTCACCATCACTGGTGAGAACATAAACATCTTTTGTGGGGTCAGCTATGGCCATTCCTACCGCTATTGTTAATCCTTGACCTAGACTGCCAGTTGAGCAGTCAATCCCGTCCTCTTTACACCTTGTAGGGTGTGTCATGTACTTTTTTGCCAGTGCCATAGCATCTTTACCTTCGTATTTTTCTAAAACCACCGCTAAGGCAACAAAAGCATGGCCTTGAGATAAAATAAATGGTTCGTCTTTCTTTTTTACGGAGTAAATCTTGTCTATGAGGTCAACTGCGGTCAAATAGGCACTCAAATGAGTTAGTTTTAACTTGTAAGCAATCTCTATAACTCGTTTTTCTAACTCTGTGAGCATTAACTGGTATTATACTACTTTATTTTATCTGGTCAACCATTCTCGCTAGTTTGTTGTTGAGTTGGATGAAAAACTCTGCTGTCTGCAAATCCTGATTGCGGGGTTGATTAACTACCTGAATCAAGGCTGTTAGCTCAGCTTTAGTTAGTTCTACTTTTTCTACCCTTGGTTCTACTTTTTCCATTTACTTCACCCCCTCTGGTGTTTCTAATAACTTTGCCGCTAGTATAGCACTTTTAACATCAGCTATTTTCTTACTATCCAAGACAAAAGCCTGTGCTTCCTCAACTTTTGAGACAAACGGCTCTGGCTCGACATACTCATCAGCCTTTATCTCCAACTCTGCCACCAACTTTTCAATCGTGGCTATTCTTGAAGCCTCGTCTTTCATCTCCTCGGCTGTAAAAAAGTGTTCAATATAGACTGGTTTTTCTGTATGACTGATACAGATAAATAACTGGTCTGACTTTTCCTCATATCTGCTAATTTGATAGTTCATGTTTCTCCTTAACTTGTGGCAAATAATTGTAATGTTTCCAGTTTTGCCAGAACTGCGTTTATTTTAGCGTTAGTAGCGTTTACGGCGGTAATTATTTCTGCTTCTGAATCCAAATCACCCGTGGTGTAATCAACTTTAGCGTCTGCCTCATGTGCTTGAGCAGTCAAGTCAATTAACCTTCCGTTAGTAGTGGCAACGGGTATCTTTCCGCTTGTAAGTCTTGCCCCATCATCCAATACAAACGCTTTTCTTGCTGTTCCTGTGGTAATGGTAAAGAACAAATCATCAGTAGTAAACTCTACCGCTCCTGCTTCTGGTGCGGTTAGAGATACCCCAGTAGTGAATTTAATCGGTGCGGTAGAAGCGGTAGCTGTACCTGCTTTTAAATGTAATACGGGTGCATTAACCTGCCCATTTCAACAAGCTCTTTCTCGCCAGGCTCTGTCATCTTCTCCCACGTTTCCTTCTCTCTTTTTAAAGCCTCAAGGTCAATACTCTCCCCTACCACCTTATATCTTATGGCGGTCTTACCGTCTTTACTTAGAACTATCTGTTCTGTTGCGGTTGATAAGTCCATATTTAGCTCCAAGTTGAAATGTTAGTAACTAAACCATCAGTCCAAGTAAGCGTTTTAGTATAGGTTGTTGAGCCAATAGTCATTTCTATAGTTGTTAGTTGGTCTGAGCCATCATAGGTGAGAGCAAGAGAGGGGTTGCCCTGAATAGAAGATACTCTTTCTAAAGTATCAGATATTGGGTTATGACTTAGTAGTTCAACCGCCAAAACTCCAAAGTCCTCGTCAAAAGAAGTATTTAAGATCGTTTGTTCGCTGTTTTTTATTCCTGGTACGCTTTTAGTATTTTGTGCCATATTTGTAATTATTATTTTTAATATTCCTTGTTTTATATAAAAACTCGGTAAAAGCTGCCATTTGGGCTATCTTAACCACATTTCTGTCAGTTTTGTCGTAACCCGCTTGTTTTTCTATCTTTTTAAGCAAATTCTTGACCGACTCAACCGAATTGTCAATTCTACCTTGTTCTATCTCGTCTTTGATATAGTTGTTTATAGTTTGAACCTCACTTTCAAAACCGCCAACCTTGTCTTGCCAAAATTCCCCTAGATCAAAATAGTCAACCAAGTATGGTTTACCTTTTTCGTGTTCATAATCCAAAAATGGCGGTTCGACATGTGTCTCTATCTCCGCACTTGGTCCTTGTTTAATTGGTTTTTCTTCTGTTACTGGTTTATCAGAGATCGTTTGGCGACTTCTGAAAGTAGTGTCCATTTAATTCCCTTTCTTGTAATCTTTCTAACTGGTTTGAGAAACTTCTTACAGCCCATCTGTCTCCAGTTCTCACTGCTTTTAACATTTTTTCTCTTAGTTCCCTTGTTGCCCCAGACTCTCTTAGAATCTTACTGGCTAGTCTTTCCCAGTGTTCTCTTTCGCCAGATGATCTTGCCTCTTTAATGTGCAAGTAAATTTCTTCTAAATCGTTTTTTCTTCCGTAATCAAGTGTTGTCATATCGTTTGTGGCACTTTTTACAAAGTTCTAACCAAGTATTCCTGTCTTCTCTGTTATATTTCCCGTCTAGATTGTGCCACTCTGTACCAAACTTTCTTTTCCCAAAAGGCTTAATTTGTTTCCCGCAATTTTCACAAATTCCTGTCTTTTCCCAATTCTTCTGTATCCATCTATGTTTGGAATTATAGTTTGCCTTATCCCCTTTCCAAACAGAACTTAGGTTCTTCTTTCTTCCTAGAGTCCCCTTGTAACTCCCTCTTTCTTTTCCCGCCCTTATTGCTAGTTTCTGGTTCTCTCGATAAAACTCTTTAGTCCTTTTGCCAGCGTTTATTTTATTCGCTTCTGTTATTTTTTCAAGTGCTTCTGGCGTATGTTTTTGTAAGTGTCCAAAATTAGGAAACTTATTTCTGTCTATTTTTATTCCCTTGTTCCAGCTTGGTTTCCCTATTTTTGCTCTGTCTGCACATCCCGTTGAGCAGTATTTTCTTCTTTTCCATTCTGGCCACCCGCAATACTTACTTTTGGTAAAAATCTTTTTACAAATCTTACACCTTTTTGTTACTGGGGGAACATTAATTAGAATCATGTCCCCCAGTTTATCTCTTTTCCTCTCTTTTGTCAAGAGGTAGTTAACTGCCTAGCTAAACTAGCTAGCGGTAAATCTACATGCAAGCACCCACTCTGAGTTCAAAAGTTTAGCTACGTATGAGCCAGCCCATGAAATCAAGGAAATTCGACCCGCAGGACTACCTGAGTCAACCACGTTTGGTAAGATGTAAAGTTTTGGTTGGTCTCCCGCTAAGTCATAGACTCCGAAGGAGTTGTCACCATGAACATAAGTGTAATAAACCGCTACTGTGGAGGCTGCTGTTGAGGTAGCTTCACAAGTTGCCGCTTCATCCTTATTGTTTAACCATCTAACCTGATAAAGTTCTCCCATTTCTCCCATGTACAAATCTCTTACATCACTGTAAGTCTTAGCGTTCACCCAAGTGGAATCGCCAAGCAAACTGTATTTGGAGTAAGGATTGGTTTTTCCTACGAATAAACCATCCTTGTAAGGCATAGCCTTAGCAAGCTCAAGAGTTTTTACCATTTCCCTAATTGCGGAAGCGGATAAAACATCCCCGGCTGCTTCTGTTGCTACAGTATGAGAATTTGGTCTGAAAGCTGTACCATTCCTAAGTTCGGTTCTAACAACCCGGTTAAGGGTTTCTCCCATTGATTGACCTGCAACTGAAATAAATTCTTTCTGGTTGCTGTCAATTGATGTTAGAGATAAGAACTTTGAGCTTCTGAATGTTTTACCATATTCTGCTAAAGTCATTGCGACTGTGCAGGCGGTAATAATACAGGCTGGAGGATTGCACGATTCCGTTAATGCCGTAGCATCAATGTCGGAAGGAACAAGTCTGGTGAAATTCACCGTCTTGCCTTCGTTGGCCGGATGAGTTCGTACTTGACCTCCTTCTTTCAAGATCAATTCAAATTTTGCTCTCTCAAGAAAAACTTTCTCGTAATATGTCGCCACTGCTGGTGACAATGTTGAGGTTGTGTTGTCTGTTGCCATTTTTAATTTTCACTTCCTTTCTTAGCAAGTTTGCAAATGCCAAGTCTTAACTTTGAACAATCCCTATTTCAGCTTCTAATTCAGCGATAGTCATGTCCTCCGTCTTTTTCTCTTGTTGTCTAACAGCGGTAGGCCTAAGAGCGGATTGCGATACTTGCCTGGCCATATTCTCGGTCTCCTTGCCTACTTGTTTGCTTACTGCCCGTCTATAGGGTTTCATCATGTTATCAACAACTTTTTTAACTGATGTGGTATATGGATTAACTCTAACTTGAGCATCCACTGCCTCAGTAATGCTATCGGATAGCTCCTTATCAAAAGATTCACTGTCCGGATCAAGTTCAGGATAGGCTCTTAGGGCTTCGTTAGCTTCTGTGTTAATCTTATTCACCGCTTCGCTTTGTTTAATCCTCAGCGTTACCAGTCCGTCTGCGGCTCGCAAGACATCACTTTGGTATTGCTCTGGACTAATCTCGGCTCCTGGTTGAACTTGCGGAGTATATTGTGTTGAAGGTTCTACTGAACCTGTGGTTTCCGCAAGCCTTTCTGCTAATGATTGAGCCTTAGCCTCAGCCTGTTTAGCCCGTTGATTGAGCTCCCTGATCCTTTGGTTAGCTCCTTTTTTAGGTGCATCCTCTGTTTCTGTTTCTTCTTCCTCTTTGGGTTCCTCTTCCGTCGATTCGGTCTCCTCAGGGGTTTCCAAAACTTCCTCAGTCGCTTTTGGTTCTTCTACTGACGAGGTAGAATCGCTGACCTCTTCCTCAGCGATTTCTTCTTTTACGTCGATTTGGTCATCGGTCATGATGGCCTCCTTTCGTACACACCGATTAAGGTAATGTGAGAACCTTCGGCTTTAAGCTAATCACTTAAAAAACCTATTGTGGGGTTCCTTAAAGCCCTACAACAGACTTTCTAGGCTTTGCCTATTACTTAAGCCATTCCTAGCTCTTTACGGCTCTTGATGATTGGCGAGCCTTTTTCGTCAACCCCAACCATAATTTTATCCGGCCCGATAAAGACCGCATGTTGGAGTTCACAACTAACACACACCAAGTAATAACCTTTTTGCCGCCATTCGTGAGTTTCTTTCGGAACGAATGTAAAACTTGGCGAATTGAAATCAAGCGTTTCTTGAATTGGCTCTTCGTTTTCTTCTTCATTTGGCACATGCGTCCTTTGCATCTTCAACTTTAAAAATAAGTTTATTGACTACTCCTTTAACAAGTGAGATAACAATTGCGTTTTCCCCTATCTCTTCTTTTGTTTTACCTTGCCCGATTGCCTGTTCGTTTAGCTGGTCAAGTTCATCCTTTACCTGGCCAACAAATTCTTTAAAGATCATCCACCCTGCACTCTCAGCCATAGCCGCTAGTTGTATTTCCTCGGTGGTAGCTCCCTTTTTGGTTGCTTGGTCTTGCTTAACTAATGAGGGTAAGTTACCAATAAAGACATCTGGCCTTAGTGCAGCGTCAGACATTGCCCTCCATTCCCGGCATTGGTGGCATGCCTTGGTTCATTTCCTGGCCGATTGGTTGTTCTGGTGGCATCCCTGGTTGAGGTGGGATTTGGTTCATGCCTCCCCCTTCTGCTTGGGCTTGCATCATTGCTTGTTGAAACTTTTGCATTTGAGCTTCAAGGATTGCTTTGCTTTTCTCTTCATCGGTTTGTTCTTCTAAAATCTTATCCCAGTCTTGAATACCAGAGCTAGAGACTATTCTTTTAAAGAGTTCACCAAACTTTAAGTTGTAGCCGTCTTGTGCTAGCTGTTGCACCATCCAGTTGCCGTTGGGGGTTTGGGCTTTCATAAACATCTCCATTAACATAGACATATTCTCCTGTTGGGATTGCTGATCGGCAGCAAAAGTTGAGCCTGAGACTATCTCGTAATCATAAAGAACCGAACCAGTAGTCTTTTTGTCAATCGTAACCTTACCGGTTTTATCATCGTAGAACTCAGCTATCTCCGGGTATGATCGTTTAAGCTGTTCTATTTCATCACCAAAGAGCCTAACTGTAATTGCCTTGCTTTGTTTGTTGCTAAGTAGGTTGACCATTTTCTTCATAACATTCTTAACAAACATTTCCATATAAAAACGGTCAGCATTGTCTCTGGTATTTTCTCTTTGTGCTTGCATAGCCAAGGCTCTTGGTGTTTTGCCATAACCGGCTTCCTGGTTTTGGGTTACACTGGTATCAGTGGTCCCAAACATGTTCAAGATCGAGCCATTGGCTGCTTGTTGGGTGTTATTGAAAGTGCTTATTCCTTGTGGGTTAAGATTTAAGGGACTAGCAACATTGGTAACAGGTTCGTTAAACATCCATTTAGCAGCGGGAAGGTATTGGATTGATGTTCCTTCGGCTATTGCTCTTTTGTTAAGCATTACCGGAGGGAAGATTGACATTTCAACGGCTCTTAAATACAAATTCCAGTTGGAGTTGATAACCATTTGCATTGATTTACCCCTCTCAAAGTCACCCATACCCATGAAATCATCTAATAATGGGATAGAATACTTGCACTCAACCGGTAATTCACCATTGTCGTGGGGGTTCTTCTGATCTCTAAAGGCTTCTTCGGCATCTACACAGAAATCTACCCACCTGTCCCCCTCATATTGGGTTAGAACTTCATAAAAGCCACCGTTCTTGGCCGGATCGGACTGTGGGTATTCTTCTTCTTCTCTTTTGGAGATATCTTCGGTCTCACGACGTTGTTTTGAGCCCGCTTTGGCTTTTAGTTTGGTAATAATCTTATCCACATTCTTAAAGCCGTCTTGTTTCTTTAAGTTTTCAAAGTAAGAAAGGGATTTCCAGGTGCGGACAATAATGTAGTCGCTATCTTCTATTGATACAGCCCCGACTTGTGGAAAAACATCCCGGATATTAAGCAACCACATATCAGGCCCCACATAGCCGTTCTTTTTAACATCCCAGTCAATTAGAGCAAAGAAGTTACCATAGATGTTGGAGTAGATATCAGCCATTCTAAACTTAGTAAGAAGATCAAATTGAGCATTTGCATTGGGGATTACATACTTATCCACAAGCAAGTTCATTAGTTTTCCACTGCCAATGTCGTTGGTTGAGATTGGTCTTACTTTACCGGTTTGCATTTGAGCCATTACCCGATAGCCCCGTTCCAACGTAAGTGTGGCTAGTCGTGGATCAAAGACTCTCCCTTGGCCTTTAAGTGAGTTAGCATCGTTGAGCTGGTTGTGGAATAGTTTTTCTACATCATCCCACAGTTCACGCTTGGTCTTGAGGTATTTGGAGGATGCGTCTTGTCTTTCTAATATCTCGCTTCTTATTTTAGTCATAAATCAATAAAAAAAGCGCATCCATTTCTGGTGCGCCGTAATCCAAATTAGTTTGGTATTAGCTATCTAGTTGATAGAATAACAAAGCATATCCTATCTTGTCAATATCTTTTTCGTTTTGTCTTGGTGATATTTAACGTGGTTATATCAGCGATTCCGTTTTTAAGCATCACATTGAAAGTTGCTTGGCCGTATGGCAGTGTTTCCAGTTCCTTGGTCAAGATGATGAACAATAACAAGTTCTTCTCTAGTAATTTCTTTAAGGCGGAGGTATTTTGTTCGGGCATCTACAAACTCCAGTACATTATAATCGACTATTTTACCATTATTTATCCTTAAAATAAAAGTGAAGAGTCCGTTTAGCTTCAACTGTATGTCGTGTTCTATGTCTGTGTATGCCTGGATGTTATCTTGACGAATGGACAGTTCGTATCTCATTAGTAAAAACCTTCTGTGAACATTTTGGTATCATCCGGGATAATAATATCATCTGAGTATGGTTTAAGACTACTCATGGCGTATCTGGTAGCGTCAAGCAAGTGGTTGAAGATAACACCCGGCTCGTTGATGATCCTGCCGTCTTTATCTGTTTGCCATAGATAGTTGCGGTATTCTTTTAATAAATCAACACTTCTTTTGGTTACGCTTATCCGTTGTTGCTGAACATATTGAATACCCTGTAACACACTCCCTTGGCCTTTTGATGACCCCACAACGCTAATTCCATACCCCATGATCTCGTCTATGCTTTTCGGTTCGGCACTATCAGCAACTACCAGTGCGGCTGAGTTGTTTATCAAAACATCAGCTATTTGTTTATTAAGAAGCCCTTTTTGATAAGTGATCTGATCTAGTATATATCCCCCGTTGTAGTAATAAACAGCAACAACAGCAGTGGGATCGTTTGAATAGCCAAAGTCCAGCCCGTATCTCTCAAGCCTTGCTTCGTGGGGTATCTCGTCTATAATCGCCCAGTCCTTGTATATTCTACCCTCTGCCTCTCCTAACTGCCCTTCTCCATAAACCAGCCACCAGTTTCTATTGCCCCGTCTTGCCTCTATTGCCTGAACTATTTGTTGGTCAAGTGCTTCATTGTCCCGATAGGTTAAAGTTATAAAATCACAATCCTGCTTACCTAATACTTCTGAATACCACCAGAACTCACTAACCGGGTTCCAGTCTAGCCAGATAATCTTCTTGGTTCTGATCTCAAGCTGTGTGTATGTTTCATAACTGATATTATTGGCTTCGTTTATAAATAAGATATCACGTCTTGGCCCCCTTACCTTGCCCGGTTGGTCGGCACTAAAAAACTCCATCCTGGAGCCTTTTCCAAATGTATAAACAAAGTCCGTTTTATTCCATCTAGCGTCTTCAAAGTAATTGTGAGTCTCCATTATGTTAAGAAAGTCCCGGATAACTCCTCTCTTTAAATGTGGAAATGATTCGGAAACTACAGATATTAGTTCATTTTCCGTTGATTGAGCGTAGTCTATTAGCCAAAGAAGTATTGATATTGTTTTTGAAGCACCGGTTCCGCCTGCTACTCCCCTAATCCTTTTTTTCAGTTGGAGTATCTTCTCCGTTGCTTTGGTCTTGATGTACACTTGATCCTCCTAATATAGCAATAACTTTGTCGCCGGATATGTTTATGTTTTGGTTGCTTCCATCGCTTAACCTATGGATTGCTTTTAATAGAAATATGGCCATGCTTGCGTTTACTTCCTTGCCTCCATACATTCCGTCATTCATTAGTTGGTTCTTTTGTGTTTCGGCTAATTTTTTTAAGTATTCGGAAAACTCTGGGTGAACTTTCTGCCATTCGTAGAGAGTATCTGTATTTACCCCGATGTATAGCGCCAATCCTTCTGCCGTTGGTAAAGCGGTTTGTTCTCTTCCGCAAGAGTTAAGATATTCGTCTATTTTGGGGTAAATTACTTCGGGGATATATTTAGAGGGTCTGCCTTCCGGTCTATTTGTTATTTGTTTTGGCATTTTTCTTTCTATTCAACCTCTTTCTTTCCAGTTCTCTTTCATACATACAGTCAAAACAGTATTTTTTTGCGTTTCCTAAAAATTGTGCATTACAAATCTTGCAGTTCCCCATATTATAACACTTTGTATTTAGTAATTATTTCTTCTAATTCCGCCCTTTTGTACTTCCTAACCTGGTTGGCTCTTAAAACAAGATCGTCAACTTTCTCTTGGCCATACTTCTTGATTAGCCGGATAGCATACTCTCCCAAATTCCCATGCAACCACCGATTACAGCGGGTACACTGACAGTGTAAATTCATTTCATCAAAGTCCAGTCTGCCGTGTTTAAAGTGTCCGGCCTCATCTCCTGGTTTGCCACAAGTAAAACAAACTCTCTTGTCCCTAGTGACAATCCACTTATTAAAGGTCTTAACTGCTTTGGCTTTTAGTGTTGGTAATGGTTTAAGACTTTTTTTTCTTAGCTTCTTTTGCTTTCCTATCATATGAGCAGTTTAAACAGTAATCGCTAATTCCGTTTTTTAGTTCCTTTTTGCACCTTTTGCAGTAGAGTCCGGTTTGTTTTCTTATTAGTATTCTCATAATTACACCTTTCTTTTTCATAGTGAGCCATTACAACCCAACCTCCAACCATAAAAGCAAACACGTGGGTTAGTAGTAGGCTAATTATTATGTAAATCATCTTCCTATTATTTTATTAAGTTTAGCCACAACATCATTTTAAATTAAACCTTTAAGCCTTTCTAAAACATCTTCCTCTGTATGTTTATCCCATTCGTAGGCTTTTTTAACAGTCTCAATATCTGGTATT